CTGACCGCCACTGCTGGCCGTAAGAAAGCAGAGTCGTGCCAACCATGGTCTGCGCGCGCTCGCCAAGCTTGATTGGATCGCGGCTGTTACCGCGCCACATCGTGCAAACCGGATCGTCTGGATCGTGGTAGACCTGTAGCGCCTGTAGTGGAATTTCAGCCACTTCACGCATACGGGAAATGTAACCCGGCATGCTGCGAACACGGGCGTCGACGATCGGGATTACAGGGCTGTGGTCGTCGACTTCCCAATGCCATCCCAGCGAAGCGATCAGCGCGATCATGGAGCCGTTAATCTTGAAGTGAGCAAGCTGCGCCATCGAAAGATCGGTGGACGAAGGGACTTCACCCGGACCAGAACCGGAGCCTATGTAGCAGTCGTTGCCCACCTGCTTTCCGTTGGTTGTCCATACAGAGGACGCTGCGTCAGGTATCAAATTCGGGCCACCTGCCCGCAGATAATGCTGGCGACCGGGCTCGATGATTGTTCCAGAGGGTTCGTCGTCGGCAACAGCCAGAACGGCCCCGTTAGAATTGACGCGCGTTAGAACACCATCAATGAGCAAAGAGCCCTCGACAACGCGGAGGCGACCATTGACATCGCGCCTGGCCAGATCGATCCGCACAACGCTGTCAGTCATCAGCACGGCAGAGGTTTTGTAAGTCGGCCCCCGCATTTCGATGACCGTGCTATCTTCGAGCTCTCCAGAAAGCAGGCGCCGGCGGTTATTCACGTCGCGGACGACGACGGCCTTCCCTGTCCAACCTTCTATATCTAGAGTGTAGAAGCGCAATTGATACGTCGTAATCGCGAGCTTCGCGTCAAGCGCGGTCTGTAGTCCCGAAGTCTTGTCGATCGAGAATGACGAATCCGGAACGGCTGGCGAGTCGGTGAAAGTTTTTATGCCGGCAACGGTTTGCGTCCCCGTCAATTTTACGACCGCATTGTCATTGGCTTTCAAATCAAGAGCGGTCTGCACAGCCGCCGCGACAGCATCAGCCGTCTGGACCTCGATCGCTTGCTTTGTGGAAAGCGGCGTCATTGCTATGCTGTCAAGGACGCCCTCCGTCGCTTCGGCTTCGGTCGCGGTCGGGATGACAAACGTGTGGGTGTGCGGAGGGATGGTGGCCATGTGATTTCCCATGCAAAAAGCCGCCCGGAGGCGGCTGCAAAGACAACGGCTGAAGATGGGTTAGGCGGTGCGCCAGAACTTGATTTGGGTGTAAACCTCATCTCCCATGGACGAAGCCGCGCCGAAACCGTTGGCTTTTGCGCTCGAACCCCGGCCTTGCAGTTCGTACACTTTGCCCGCGACAATCGGGGCTGCGCCTGATGATTTTGCGCTGGTGTTTGGCCCGCTGTCGGCAAATCCGTATGTGCCGAAAACTTCGGTGCTGTCGGTAGTATTGCGCAGCTTGGTTTTAATGCCGATGGCGTTGCCCTCTTGCTCCCACTCAAGCCATCCGTCGACCGCAAAGGTCATCTGAGACGATGAGACGGACACCAGCGAACTTGGATCGCGGACTTCCGTGTTGACGGTGAGTTTCGCGAAGGAAGTCGTTGCGTTGTCACCACCCGTCCCCGATGTTTGCTTGTTTTGAAGGATGACATCGGGAGCGCCGCCGAGGCGGGCCGAGCCGAAGTAAAAGCCGTTTGAGGCTGTGACGGTCCCCAGCGTGGCGATATTGTTGCTGTCATCGATCGTGACGCCGCTGGTCTGCGTTGCTCCCTTGATTCCGTCATAGCGCGCGACGGTGTTGTCAACGCTTGTGGCCGGATTTGGCGAAAACGTCTTTGTTGCCGAACTGTCGCCGATGATCAGCGTGTTGTCCGTCGCGTTCCACTGGATATCGCCTTCCGCAGTCGGCGCGGTTCCCTGCTTCAAAGTGATGACGGGTTGCGTCAAAGTCTTGTTGGTGAAGGTTTCCGTCCCCGCCAACGTGGCGAGCGTTCCATTGAAATTCGGAATGGTGATGACGCGCGTTTGGCCAGCCGAAACGCTGCCCGCGTCGAAGCGATAGCGCTTGGTGAGGTCTGCCGGGTCGGAAAACGTGAACGTGTCGAAGACCGGAGCGGTGCCCGCGTATGCATCAGCCAGTTGCGACATAAGCTCACGAAAAGCGTTGTCGAAATTGGAACGCGGCGACGTGCCGAGAATGGCAATCCCGCCGATATCCTCGTTGTCGGCAGCCGTCGCGCTGTAATCGGTGATGCTGTCTTTTGCCATCAATAAAGCCCGCCTTTGCCCTTGGAAATCGCATCCGCAGCTTTCGGGGAGATATCGCGCATCCCCTCGTAACTGCGGTTTGTCTGTCGTGCGTTGGTGATTCCGCCCATTGGAGCTTCCGGGAACGCAAGCCCGCCTTGCGGCCTGGCAAACGCTGTCTGTGCGCCAAAGCCGGGAAGGTTGATGTTTGACGTGTCGATCGACCGAACGCCGCTGATCAGGTCGCGAAGACCCGTACCGGGTGTCAGACCTCTTGCAAGGTCACGCCCGATCAAGCCACCGATGATTGCCCCGAGCGGACCGCCGGCATAACTGCCCATGGCAGCGCCCGCCATCGTGCCGACCTTGGCCTTTGAAGGCGTAATCTTGTCGAGAATGCTTTGACCTAGGCTGGGTTGGCCAATTGCGCCACCGAGCGGCCCTTCGATCTGCGAATTGTTCAGCGAGCCGAAAGCTTGGTTGCCACGCGCATTGTTGACCGTCGTGGCTCCGTATTGGTTGGTCACCGCGACATTGCCGAACTGGTCGCCGGACACCTGATTGCCGCCGGTCGACATGGCCGTTCCCGGAGATCCATTCCAGACATCGGTTGCGCTCAATCGCGGCGGTGCGGGTGGCGCGGGCGCATAGTTCTGGACCGGGGCGAGGACAGGCGGCGGAACGGGCTGGAGCCTCACAGCAGGCGGTGTAGGCAGGATGGGAGCGGGCGGCGGAACGGGCTGGAGCCTCACAGCAGGCGGTGTAGGCAGGATGGGAGCGGGCGGCGCTACAAGGGGTTGAACGGGCGCTGGCGGCGTTGCGGGAGCCGCCATGCGGGACTGTGCGTATTGGGCATAGGCGCTGGCAATCTTCGGGTCGACGGGCGTTGTCGGTACTGCCGGCGCGGCGGCGCGCGTGGCGGCGTATTGCTGATAGGCGGCTGTCTGGACGGCGGGAGACACCGGAGCCTGTGGAGCGGGCCGCGTGACGGCAGGAAGCGCCATGCGCTGCACTTGGCCGACTGGAGCCGCCGTCAACGACGACGGACGGGGCGGTGCCAGTGATGCGCCGCGCGTGACCTGTCCTACAGGAGCGGCATTGAGGGGGGGCGATGGACGCGGCGTCGGGATCGGAGCCGACTCCGGCGTCGGCGCTCCCGAAACCAGATTTGCCAGACCCCCGCCCTTGCGAGCGCCCTGGAGTTCGATATGCCAGTTTTCGTTCGAAAGAGGGAAGTTCAAGCCAAACTGCTTTGCGTTGGCATGGACCCAATTTTTTGCCTCCGCAGTCAAATATTTCAAATCAGCGGCAAACCCGAGATTGTGCTGCGAACGGCCTGGAGGCGCGACCCACTGCCTTGCCTTCTTGGCCGAGCCGTATTTTGCGAGGGCAGCCGCCCATAGTTCCTTCTGGCGGGCAGGCGAGCGATAGCCGGAGCTAACGCGCAGACCGGCGCGGACGCTTGGCGGCGCTGCCTCCATCATCCTGCCGAGCGCATCGGAAAACCGCGCATTCATGCCGGAAAAGCTGTCTGGCCTTGTCGCCCCGCTAACTGCGTATTGCGACCAGTCTAGATTTGCCAAATTGCACCACCATATGATACGGATTCAGCCTTGGAGGCCCCGTGAAAACCCTGATGCTCGCAGCACTGCTGCTTTCTTCGCCTGCCCTCGCCATGACCGAGGACGAATATGCCGTGTGCTTGACCGGCAACACGGTGATTGCCCTGAGCAACCAAGCCCCGGACGCGCTCAACCCACTCTATGACTCGTTAAAGGCCGCTCACTCGCTTTGTGAGGCTCCGAAAGTCTCGGAAGACAGGCTTCGCGAGATCGACAACTACGTCGAGGACGTGGTGGAACAGGCTATCGCTGGAGAATGAGCCCCGACGAGCCGCCGGAAAAGGTCGATTGGTGGGAAGCGTTCCTCTATCTTTTTTGGGGATCGGTCCTTACGTATTTTCTTTACGAACCGATTTCATCGGCAGTCAGCGGCTTTGTGAAATCGCTGCTGCCGTCTGGCCTGTGAGAACGCGGGAAACCAATTGCTGCACGAGTTGCGATTTTTGCGCCGCTGAAATTTGAGCCTGTTCGATCTTCGCCAGTTCAGTGACAAGCATGCGAGTTGCAGCCGGGTCGACGCTCATCAGCTTCTTGGCGATCTGATCGGCCACTTCTGGCGTCAGACCTCCCAGCATTTTCAGCCTGGAGCCAATCCATTGAATGGTCGCCGATACCGGGCCTTGCGTTGCGGCGCGGCCTGCAAACTGCGCAGCTTCCGACGATCCGCCCGCCTCAAACATATCAGCCAACTGTGAGGCAGTGGTCGAGTTCCCCTTCACGGCTTCATAGGTTGCGCGTTTGCGAGCTTCCTGGAAAATCATCTTCCGAAACTCGGCAAACTGCTGATCGTTATCGAAGAGTGACCGCAGATTGGCAATGCGCTGGCGGCTGTTGAAGATCTTCAAAACCGCATTGTTCGTGTACCCGGCGGCGTCGATTGCCTTGCGCATATCCTCCGCCGCGCCAACGCGGGCCGCTTCCTTCTGAGCCGGCGTCATAGCTTGGATTTGGCGACGAACGGCTTCCGGCGACATGTTCAGCGACTTGCGGCCAAACTCCAATGCCTCGTCCAATTGCGCTACGCCGCCATATGCACTCCGAGCCACCTTGTAATCCGGGTTCAGCCTATCGACTTCGGCGAGCATACGGTTTTTCAGCGACGTGAGAATGCGGCCCTCGTTCGTCACCTTGCGCGTGATCGCGTCGGTCTGTCCGTCGATCATGTCGTCCATGGCGCGCTTGATGTAATCCCACCCCCTCGTATCGGGGACGCGCTTTGCTTGGCCTTTGATGTTGATGAAAATCTGCTTGAAGGGCACCTGTTCGTTGTCCGCGAGAATTTGCGCCTTGGATAGCGCGGCCTTGCCGGCTGGCGTGTTCAGGACTTCCTCTAGCGTCTCGGAATAGTGGACGGGGCGGGCATAAGCCTTTTCGTAAAGCGGCTTGGCGATGTTCTTCGCCGTTTGTGCGATGTCTTCCTTTGCAGCCATGTAGCCATCGGGATCGGCGAAAGTCCGGCCAATGGCAGTTTTAAGACGGTCGCCCTGCCCGAACTGACGCATGGTGACTTGTTTGGCAACGCGGTCTTTCGCCGGGCCAGGAATGTTGACAGCGGTGCGGAGTAGGTCGCGAGCGGATTTCCCGGAAACGTCGGCCACGGCCGAGCCGGGCGCATTTGCCATTTTCTGCGCTACGGTTCCCGGCGTCATATTGGAGGCGCTGAGGCGTTCCGTGATCTTCTGGGTGGCGTATCCGCCCGGATTGGTGCGCGCCCGTACAGCGTCCGTTATGGGGCGCGTGACCGCCTTCGTTCCGGCGACAACAGCGGGCAACATTCCGCCAATTACCGCGCCGGCAGTCGCTCCACCGGCAGCGCCGGATAGCCGATCTGGAATGCCCTCGCCAGAACCGAAGCCATAGGCTCCGCCGAACGCCGCGCCATCCTTTGCCCCGGCGACAACTTTCGCGCCAAGACCGGACTTCTCCGCAAGATTGCCAGTGAATGTCAGCCCGCCCCTAGCAGCGCCGATCCCGCTCCCGAGTGCCCCCGCAACCATGCCGGAGGCGGCGGCAATGGGATGGTTTGCGTCATTCTGCATCTTCTGGGCGCGGATGGTGCGCAACAAGGAATCGTAGCTTTTGCCGTGCCCGCCCGGAAGCATTCCGCCAAGCGATCCAATGCCCGCCGCCGCTTCATCCGCCAAACCAAACGTCGCCATGTCGGCGAAGTTCTCGGCACCCGCCCTTGCGCCGCCAAGATTGTTTTGAGAGCCGCCGGCAAAGTCCTGAAACGTCTTTCCAAGGTCTTCGCGCTGGGCCTTGAATTGGTCCGTTTCAGCCGGCGCAAGACCTACCTTGGCCGCAAATTCCGCCGGAGGCATATCGGAATAGAATTTCTGATGAAGCGCGCCGGCCAACTGCTCATCCGACAGATCGTCGTACTGAGGGTATTTCTGGCGGACTTCGGCCATCGTCGGCATTAGCGAATCCCCAACGGATCAGCGGTCGCGCCGCCGGTCGCGCCAGCATCAGGGGCTGACCGCCCTGAAATCGAATTGATGCGTTGCTGCTTCACTTGCTTTACTCTCTCGGCCAAGGTGAGCATCCGGTCTATCGTGCGACCGCGAATGTCAGGGGGGGTGCTCGGATCGGCCAAAATGTCGACAAATCGCGCCAGTTCCGCGTCTGTCGTCGCACCCTTAAGCGTCTGGGCCATCGACTGAATAGCTTCCATCGACATGATCTTGCCGAATTCAGAGGTGGCCTTCGCCGTGTCCTGGTCGAATATATAGCTGCCACCCGGCATAGAGGTTCCAAGCCATCCGGCTGTTGACGCGCCAGTGCCCGTGTATGTCTTGGTGTTCAATTCCTTGGCGCGGTTCAGTGACGTGATCGTATTGTCGAGGACCGGAATTTCATCCTCTGCTGCCCATATAGCCTTCTTGTCGGTTGCCGTGAGTTCCTGGGAGTCTTCACGTGGAAATTTGTTCGTTAGCACGAATGACTGATAGCGCGGGTCATCCGGCTTCAAACCCATCTCGGCAGCAGCCTTACGGCGCGCCGAGTAGTCATCCCCCGTTCCCGGGGGCGCCTTCCACGAGCCATCGCGCGTGTCATAAAGCTGCCCGCCAACTTCCTTATAGGGATCGGCCGGTTTCTGGTTGCGCTGCGCATTGTAAACCTGCCAGGCTTCCGTTACCGGCATGCCGGCATCGACTTGCGCCGCCAGATCGGGCGAGTTCTTGCGCAAAAATTCAAGCGTCTTGTTGCTCTGCGCCGTCTGGGCCGTCAATTGCTTCTGTTGCGCCAGCGCCGGGCCGGCCGCGCCAAAGGCATTGGCGAAGTTCTGCCCGTTGCCCTGTTGGCCCATGAGCGCCGATGCCATGGGCAAGGCGACCTCGGGCGAGAGCAACTTGCCAAGAACGCTGTTGGGATCGAAAAAGGCCATTGTCAGCCTCCGAACAGGCTTGCGAGACCAAGCCCGCCGCCGATGATGTTGGACAGGCCGCTACCGGGAACTTGGGCCTTGCTGGTCTGTGTCCCGTAGGAGCCGCCGCCCGCTGCCGCCGCGAGAAGCGCCTGGATGTTCGCAAGCGGCATGTTCTGCTTTTCCTGCGCGATGCGGAGTTGATCGTTCAACTGTCGCCCGGCAAGGTCTTCGTTCATCGCGCCGACCTGCATCATGGGATCGTATGCCGATTGCGCGCCGGAATAGGCACTGGACAGATTGTCCTGTCCTTGCTGTCCGGCGTTGAATAGCTGCTGCTGCGCGCTGTCGCGACGGCCCAGCCAGTTGTTGAAGTCGGACGAAACCATGCGGTCGGTCAAATCGCCGACCGTCTTACCCATGACGCCTTGATGTGTGCCGGAACCGTAGCGGCCAAGCCCCGACGCCATGCCGTTGACCGAGCTTGTCGCGGCGTCCTGCGCCTGCTTCAAGACGCCGGCAAAGCCGGGATTGGCGTTCATGTCATAGGTCGAGTTCGCCGTGTTCTGGATACCGCTCAAGGCGTCCATCTGCTGCGAATTGTAGCCGCCATTGTCGATGATGCCCTGGAATGCCCCAGACAGCCCGTTGCCGCCCGTGTTGGCCTGTCCAAGCGCCTGGAGCCCGCCCATGGCCTGCGTCGTCTGCTGGTCGTAGGGAACGACCGTGGACATATCGTTTGGCTGAACGAGGGTTCCCTTGTTATAGGCGGCGAGTGCATCGCCCATGCCCTTGTCGAGGAGCGGCTGCGCGGCCTTGTAGGGCTCATTGCTCGTGGTTTGCGTTTGGGTTTTGCTTCCGCCGGACATTTAGATTTTCTCCTCGTAAAGGGAGCGCAGTTTCTTCGTGTCGGGGAAGACCTTCGGCCAGCCTTCACGCCCTTCGGACACGATCCCGTTTGCCCCGCCCTGTCGGGCAAGGGTTTTCACCGCTTCGTGCATGTCCTTGATCCATTCGTCCATGCCCTCTCCATAGAGAGCGAGGCAGCGCACTTTCGACCCGGTTTCCCACGTCTCGAACCGCCAGATCGACGCGGCGGTGATCTTGTCTTCGCCCTGAACGACGAACAGGAAGGCATTCCCAGACCGGCAGGCCGTCCATGCGAGATGCGCCGAATAATCGCCGCCCGTCTTCGATATGGCCCGCTGGACGCCTTCGCAGACATACGGCCAGACCTGATCGATCATGCCGGTAGGTACGAGATCAACCCGCAACGGGAGACTGCTTTGTCTGGGCCGACGAAATGGCCGTGATATAGATTTTGTTCGCCGCCGATGCCGTCGCCTTGATCGACCGGACAGTTCCCGTCCCTTGCGCCAATATCGGGATTTCCGAGATGATCACTGTATCCTTGGCGGGAATTTCCTTGAAGTAGAACAGGTGCGCGGTTGGCGTTGCGTCGACCCATTCCAGGGTCACGTTGATTGCATTCGTCGTGTCGATATTGGCGATGATGATCGTTTCGACACTGCGTCCATAGAGGATACTTGAGGCAAAAACCTCGATTGCCGACGTGCTGTCCAAAAGCGTCGTCTTCGGCGGCTCTAGCCCGCCCGTGCGGTTCAGATTGACGCTCATCGGCGGCCCTCGGCAACGAATACGGGCTCGATACCCGTCGCGACCTTCCACACCTCGCCGGCAGCCGATGTCCAGCGAAAGCGATGCATGCGCGCCGAACTGCGAAAATGACAGATGCCGGTCGGATCATAAGGCGACACGGGATTGCCCCATTCCGGCTCCTCGCCGATCCTTTGCAGCGTTCCGGCCTCTAGCGTGTAGTTCAGGCAATCGGTGAACACCTCAGCCTCTTGCAACCATGCCCGTTGACCGGGAACAAGCGCCACGTCCGATGTTTCGATGATCGCCGACGCGGATGCGCCGCTGAGAAAGCCCAATTGCAAATTCTCATCGAAGGCAGCAAACCCATCAACACCGCCCGCCGTCGCGTCGAATGCGACCGTGTCCTCATCGATCGGAACGTCTTGCGAATCCCATGTTGGCGAGGGAATGGCAATGACCAGCATTTCCGAGACATTGAGGTCCGAAAAGCACCACCGATCCAGTTGCCAGTTGTAGCCGAGAAGGAACTTGATGCCCGACTGATACTGCGCTTGCGTCCAGACAATCTTGCGGACAGGATCGGCGACGGAACGAAGGCTGCCAATGTCGTTTTGATCGGCAAACTCACGAAACCAGCGGTCGACACGTTCGGCCCCGATTGGCTTGCCTGCCGCTCCCAGAAAGAACCCATCCGGCGAATAATAGAAGAACTGCCCCGGCCCTGTCTGCGCGATGGAAAAAGGTGAGATCGTGCCACGATCGGCGTTGAGCGTCGATGTGGTGAACGAGTAATCGCCAACCTGGGCGACGTTCATGTAGCGGATTTTCTCCCGCTGGATCACGACGGCCCCATTGTCGGAACTAACGCCGCCCATGACCTCGCCGCCATCCGGGAAGTCCTGAAAATCACAGCCGCGCTCGCCAACCGTCCAGAAACCGGCATCCCCGATGCCCGAGGTCTGGATACGCTGCGGTGCATCGGCGTGATTGCCAAGCACGAGGTATTCGCCGGCTACCCAATTGTATTTGGCTTGTGGAGGCGTTCCGGGAAGGTCCGCGAAGGCCGAACCGCTTGTAATGTCGATATATTGCGAAACCTGGCCAAGCGCCGTTGCAATCAGCCGATCGCCATAGACGGCCCATGACCAGCGGTCCCCGGCAGGCACGGCATAAGGGCCGGTTCCGGTGACATCGTTCCATGTGAAGTCGGTTGCCATTTCGTAGATCGCATCCGCAGTCCCGGCGAACACCCTTGTCACGCCAGCCGGCGTCCGAACCCGAATGCCGCCGATGCAGGGATCTGGTAGCGCCTCAGTCAGCACGTCCAACGTCGGAATTGGCCCCCAGCCATCGGCGACGGGCAAGGCATTCGTGACCGCTGGCGCGGCATCATTTGCAAATGTCGCCCGATCCGGCTCAAACTTCGCGAACGGGATCAATAGACCGCGTCCGAGGTGTAAACCCGGATGCCGCGCGACAAGGCGGGATCAACGGTAAGGACGGCCCTGCGATTCTGCGAAATGATGCGCTTGACGGATTTCAGCCCGACATCGAGAACCTGCGGCCATGTGCCAAGCTTGGTCGGGTCTTGGATATACAGCCCGCCCCAGACAATTGACGCGGCCAGATAAACGTCTGGGTGCGCGGTGAGGAGCCAGTTTGTCGGCGCGTCGACAGTCAGTTCAAACCGCTCGCGATAGCGAAATCGGAACGTATAGGCCTGGTCCAATGGGCGGTCGAACTGGATTGCCTGCTGATCGATCGCCCATATCATCGGGCATCCGGTCGAATCCGTATACTCAAACGTGCCGTCCGATTTGGGCAGCAATTCGCGCTCTGATTGGCCAGTCTCGCGCAAGAATAGCGCCACGGGCGCAACGCTGTTCAACGCCGAAATGTCGATCTGGTCCGACGAGACAACGCCAGTCAGGATCGTATCGACCTCGCCGCCGCGAACTTCGCGGTTAAGGCCCGCCTCAGCCAGACGGACAAAATCAGCCGCATTTCCCTCCAGATCGGACCGGGCCATCCAGTCCGAAATCGAGTTGAGCAACCAGTAATATGTCCCCTGTTCGTAACCTATCACTATTGGCAGGCCGGTCGTGACGGTGATTGTCATTTAAGCCTCCGAACCGCCGGGCTGGCGAAGCATGAAACGGTGCAGATTTCCGGGAAACGCCGCGTCTGCGGAATGGTGGGTTATGTCGAGATCGGGGATCAACCAAAGGTCGCCGCCGCTCTCAATCCACCGCTTTGAAAAAGCGTAGTCCTCGCCATACCAGACGCCATCAATCGCGCCGTGATTGAACAGGTCGACGCAGGGATGATAGCGCGGCCCATAGACGAGTTCAGGATACGCCCGCATGAATGCATCGACCGCGATCGGCGTGATTTTCAGAAAGCCGGCGGGAACGCGATTTGCCTGGATACAGCCGTCATCCCTGACAATAGGCCTAAGCCTGTCGTCAGTTTCCCAGCCGCCCATATACTCTTCCTCGGGCGTCTTGAACCTGTAGGTTCCCGCAACGACCTCGCCCTCTGCGTCGAGGAGCGCGACCATGTCTTCCGGCCCCCAACTCAGATCGTAATCGAGGAACACCACTGCATCCGGCTTGGCGTCGAGAGCCTTGCGCAGCAGCTTGGCCCGCGCGCCGGAAATGTAGGGATTGCACGTTTCGAAAACGGCCAAATGATCCCACCCCGCCGCTTCGACTGTTGGTAAGCAGCCTTCTAGAGCGGCGAGGTAGGGTTGTGTTGGACGGGACAGGCAAGGCGTCGCGAAGACGACCTTGCGCCGTTCCGTCATTTACGCGGAACCCTTCCAGATACCGAGGGCAATCAGCGTTGCGGCGAGTTCCATGACGATCGCCGTGGTATTCGACGCGATCGAAACATAGGACGAAGCCGAAAGCTGCGATGTTGCCTGGATTGCGCCGGCCCGCTGAACAACGGGGGTGACGCCATAGAAGCCGACCTTGTCGGTTGCCGACTGGCCAAGAACCTGGCCGTCGTCATTGCCATCGGAAAGCTGACGTGCAGTCATTTTCGTATTTCCTTTTGTTGGGGGAAAAGAGGGGCGCTAAGGCCCCTCAGTTGATCAGGTGCCGGAGAACCGGACGGCCTTGCGGGGATCGATGGTCTTCGCGCCGTACAGCACGTCGAGACGCCATTTCTCAACGTCGTTCGTGCCGTCATAGACCGGGATCAGGCGGATCGAGAGGCCCTTGTAGGTCTCGCGGGAGCCCTTGTCGCCGACCGCTTGGGGCATTTCCATCGGGACCATCGCAAGGGCAAATGCGCCCTTCGCAAAGGCGATGTTCTGGCGATAGGTCTGCGCGGTGCCGGACGCCGGCCCGATCAACGTGATGGCGAGGCCGTCGAAGTTGCCGGAGTAGGTCACGGTCTGATGCGGGCCGCTGGTGATGATCGGCGGCGAGATCAGGAAATCCGTGTTGTTGGCGCCGTTGGAAGCGGTCGTCACGTTCTCCAGAACGACGAAGTTCTGGAGGATGCCGGTGCTTTGCTTGGTGCGAGGGTTGACCATATAGACGCCGGCGATGGTGAAGACCTGGCCGAGCTTCAACGTCTTGCTGGTTGCCCAGCCATCGGTCAAAAGCGTCTGCGACCATGTGTTTTTGGCGGTGTCGTAGGTCACTTCCTGCGAGTTGCCGTCCGTCAGCGGCGTGGTGTTGTCGGCCGTGCCGTAGTCCTGAGCCGGCATGATCTGCGTCATCGCGGCCTGGTCAAAGCCGTCGAGAACGCCCATTTCGCCGTCACGGTACGCCTTGCGGGCATCGCCAGCGATATAGAGGCTGGTGAGGTTCGATGTCAGCCCGCGCTTGTCGGTCGGGTTGAAGATCGCCATGCGATCGGACATGGGGACGGCCATGTAGTTCATGCGCTCGCCGACGCGGGAGAAGTCGTCGTAGGAGTCGACAAGCGTGTTCGGCGTCCCGACGTAGTTGTAGACGTAGGGCGTGAACTTCTGGAGGCAATCGAGTGCCACACCATTGACGATGGTGGAGACGGCCGATTTCAGGAAACGCTCATCGAACTGGTCGACCGAAAGCGTCATGTCCTTCGACGTGAACGAGAGATCGACGCCGACCTGCTTGTTGATCGTCAGATCCACCTTGCCTTCGATGGATTCCTGAACGTCCATGACCGCGCCATCGCGCAGCACATAGTCGACCGGGCGGCGAATGGAGATCGTGTCGCCCTTCTTGTAGCCGTTGACCTTGGCGGTGAATTCGTCCTCATATGCCCGGTGGAACATATTGATGACGCCAAGCTCGTTTTCGAGGCGCACGAGGGCGCGCTTCGCGATAACGCTCGCGGTAAGTACGGTGCTCATTGTGGTTCCTTCTGGCGGCTCGCAGCCGCGCTGGGACTGGACGTCATCCGACGTTCAATCGGGTTGGGTTCTAACGAACCTGGCCGGCTGCCTTCTGCTTGGCGAAATAGGCCGCATGCTCTGCAACCGACATTTCGTTCAGCGTCTTGCGAACGGGCGGGTTCGTCTTTGCTGTGACGGTGACCAGCGGCGCGATTGGCGCTTTTGGAACGACCGGCTTGGCTGTGGATTTTTGGACGAGTTGCAGGCCGACACTGGCGAGACGTAGAATCTCGTAGACTTGCGGGTTCATCACATCGCGCAGAACAGCGGTCGAAAGACCCTGTTTTGTCGCGAATTCGATGATCTGCTTGTCGGTCTCTTCGGTGTAGCCCTTCGACCTGGCGTATTCCTGCGTTTCGTTCATGCGCTTGGCAAGGTCTTGCTGCGCCTCGGAACTCCGCTTGCTTTCCGCCTCTGAAACTTTGGCGCTGTGCGCCTGCTGCTGGCCGCGAAGGTGCTGGATATAGTTCCAGGCCTCGTCCGCGCCCATTGGATCGGACTGCCGCATAGCCTGATACTCTGGCCATCCGAAGTCCTTGAACCGCTCAAGCTCCTTGGAAACCGCGTGAAGTTCAGCGCGGGCGCTGATCTCTTCCTCACTCGCCTTGGCCTGCTGGCTGATGCGCGTTGCGCGTTCTTCCAGTTCCTTGCGGGTGGCTGCAATTTCCTGGGTCTTGCGGGTATAATCGGCGTGCATTGACACGCTGTCTTTCAACCCTTTCGGGCCTTTGACCTTCTTGCCGTTCCATTCGAATTCTTCTTCGTCATCGACGGGTTCGGCTTTTTCGGTTTCTTCACCCTCAACCTCAATGAGGGCTTCTTCCTGTTCCACCTCCGTTTCGATTGGCGTTTCCGCTTCTACTTCGGCAATGGATTCCAGTTCGTCGGCCATAGACGTTGCACTCCTGTCGGTTGGTGCGGGTTGTGCCGGCTTATGCCAGCGTTAGAGAAACAGAGCAGATCAAAGTTTTGATCAGTTCTTGTAGATGTTCACAAGCCATCCCTGCACCGGCAGTGCGGCTGCATAGGTACTGAACGCCGCGCCAGCTATTGCATGCATCGCAGGCGAAGGGTGGAGGCCATCGCTTGTCGCGTAGTTAGCGGCCCCGGTTACGGCCCACTTGTCAGGGTTGCCGGGGGCAGAGACGGCGGCGGAAAGATCAAAGAGACCATCGATCGTTCCGTCCGCGAGTTTCGTGACAAACCATGCGTTAAGCTGTCCGCGAAGTTCAGACGCCCCAGAATTGTCAACAACAGTCTGATTGGCTACCGTTGCCCAGCTATCGGTCGATGATGTTTTCGGCGTGATTGTCGACTGATGGACCTTGCACCCTGCTGCACGAGCGTCAGCCCAAGCGACAAGAATGTTTGCCTGAATGGTGGCAAGCGCCGTGCCGGCAGTGATGTCATTGCGACCAAGGCCGAACATGACGTGAGTTGCGTACTTCATCAGCGCCTTGCGGCGGATGGATGTCAGATTGTAGCCGGTCGTGCTGTCGCCAGTCCTCGACACATTGCAGAAAGGAACGGGATAACCATTGACGCTTCCTAGACCGCGCTCGAACCAGCCGAGATAACCATAAGTCGCCTCACCAGTCCCGTCGTTGGCATAGTGCATGATGGAGTCGCCCCAACCCATCCACGCGTTCTGAGGCGCATCTGTCTCGCCGATGACGGCGATAGGGGCGAAGCCATAGACTGACGACGAACCGCCATCCGGCAAGGTCATGGAAGACGAGCCATAGACCTGTGACGACCCGGATGTGCTGGCGAAACGACTTTCAGCGAAGGCGCCAACGCGGTTGACGACGCACAAGCCGCCAGACGCGACAATGCCGCCAGAACGAAGTTGGAGCGTTGCACCGGGAGCAGCGTCGATGTGGATCGGGTCGCTTATGACCAAGCCACCGCCAGGATATAGGACAGGGCTTTTCTGACCGCCCCATGTGAACGGCCAAGTGAATGAGCCACTGATGTAGACCGCCGCTTCGATTGTCAGATCGGCAGGCGTTGCGAAGGTTTCGCCGGCGGTCGCTGCATATGCATTGCAGAAGATCGCGCGAATATCGCCTGTGCGCTGCCGTCCAGTTCGGACAATCAGATTGGTTTCATTGCGCGTGTAGTTGGTGCCACCTGCCCCTTGTGTGTTGAACGGGAAGGAACCGCGCGTCGTGACAAAGCGCAGCGGCTTGTATCGAGCAGCGACAAATCGCTGCCCCAAAGGAAACAGACCAAACTTGATAAGTTCGGTCAGAACATTCATGACTTCACCCACTTGGAAATGCCGATCAGGTTGCCCGCCGTATAGGTGAATGTCTGCGTATAAGTGCTGGAAACTTGTCGGAACGAGATTGTTGCAACGGTGCCGTCGGCGTTGTAGGTCAGGACTTGATCCGAACCCTCCGGGTTGATCAAGTCGCCGCTATCGTCATAGACGGCAATCTGAACTGCATTAGCCATTGGCCCGGTTCCCTTGCTGTTCGGATTTCATGCGATTGGCCTCTGCCGCGTTCTGTGCGGTCATTTGCGCCCGCATGGCGTTGATCTTTGCCTCGGATTCGATCTTCATCATCGCAATCCGTTCCGCGCTTTGGATCTTGAGCAGTTCGATCTGCTCATCGGCGCGCAATTTCTGCTCATCAATCTGCTTTTGAACCGCAAGCTTTTGCATGTCGCCCTGCGTCTCAGCCTGGACCTTCGCCATGTTGGCCGACTGGTCCATCTTCAACTGCTGGTTTTCCTGTGTCAGCTTGGCGATCTGCTGCTTGCCGTCCTCAATTGCCTTCTGGACCTCTGGCGGGATCTGGCCTTGCGACATGGCCTCCATTTTTTCGGCGATCTTCTCAGCGCCGGGCCAATCGAGGTTCTTCGCCAATTCCGGCCCGATGATCGGAGCGGCCTGCGGAAAGGCGCGGATCAATTCCGTCATCGACGCGGCGGCTTCCTCGCGCCGTGTCGTGAAGCTTGGGCCGGTCTGGACGGTCAGATCATACTTGCCGGCGTTCAGGTCGTGCAGCGCCATGATGGGTTTCATCATCGGGTTGCCGTCCGGCCCCATGACGCCAGTCGGCTGGCTCATCGGCTCACCGGTCTTCGGATCGGTCACCTGATAGGGCTTGCCGATCTGCTTGACTTCAGCCTTTCCGTCCTCGCCCATGATGCGAACCATGCGCTCTCCGGTATATACCTTGGGAATGAGGTCGATCAGGATGCGACCCGCATGACGAATGGCGCGGGCCATGTTGTCCTGGAAATGGAAGGTCGAGACATCGCCCTCTCGCTGGCGCGCCATGATGGCTTTGCCCGACGTTTCATTGGACCGCGCGCCCAAGGAAGCGTCGTACATGCCCATGATGGCCTTCATGTCGTCAGAGGCGTTCAGCGCCTCTTGTAGGGCTCCTGCGGCCGGCCCACTGTCGAGTGGGATGCGCTGCGGCGGCTGAATGCCATCATATTCCAGATAAGCATGGCTGTGGGTGTTGGCGGTATTCCAGCGGTCCTGATCCGTTTCAAATGCGCCCGTCGGCCCGATCCATGGCGTCTTGGGTGCCAACCCGACCAATTCCGTTGAGGTCGAGCGCCAGACGTTGAACATCATCTGCGCGTCTTTGGCATTGTAGATCAGCGAGCGGCGATAGGTCTTGCCCTTGATGTTGAACTCGAGCCCATAGACCGGGACGAGCGGGATATAGAGGCCCGGCCAGTCGCGCTGGCTGATGATCTCAGCGCCCGACATGATCGTCTGCGTCGTCTTCTTGCCCTTGCCTTTGAACTCGCGGACGGGCTTGAACAGGCCGATCTCCAGACCCTGCACAAGATCGGGGTCAGCGTCCTCGCCTTGAAGCTGTGTTGCCTCTACCGTGCTGCCATTGTCGAGAACGACATAGGTCTTTTCAACCTCGTCGCGCTTCCACCATTCGGCAATGAGGCAAGTTTCTTCGCCCTCATCCGTCGATCGCCAAGCGCCGGATTCATCCCATGCGCTGTTGTCGTCAAAATCGACGTGTTCTTTCTTCTTGCCGTATTGGCTCTGGTACTGAGCCTTGCTCAACCGATCGACAACAAACGCGCTATCCCAATCGGACGAGTCCGCAGCCGTTGAGTTGGGGTCGCCATAGACCGACAGCGGATTGGCAATGCGCCGGATGCTGAGGTCCATTTCCTCCGATTCTGGCGCGCTCTGGTCGAGCCCGATGCGAAAATAGCCGAAGCCACCAGACACCGCGCATTCGGTTGCCGTGTCATAGGCAATGTCGGCATCGGACGTATATTCGATGTTGCGGATCAAGCCGCTGATCAGATCGGCCGTCTCACGGTCCGCGCCACTATCAGCAGGATGAACCGAAATGCTCGGCTTGTTCTGCCTTGCGTCATTCACGACCTGGCGGATGAATGCCTCAAGCTTGTTGATGGTCAGGCATGGACGGCGAGACTGCTGGCGCATCTGCGCCGCTTCGCTGTCCCACTGCATTCCCTCGCGAGCAAAGCGCACGTCGGCGATATAGGTGTCGCGGTTTTCCTTTTCCGCCTCGGATGCGGTCTGGAATGCCTCTCGACCTTCCTTGAGCAGATCGTCGTCAGCCATCAACCCATCCAAGCGTTAGGCCCGAACGAGGGCGATTTAGGTCGTCTTGCGATCTTCGGTTCTTCGTAGACGACGCACATGAGCCCGAACGCATCCGCGCCGTGGCTCGCCCAATCGTGTTCCGGCCCAAGGCCGATGTTGTGAACTTCGTGCTTCTTTTCGTGATACCAGCCGAGCGCGGCGCGACCACCTTCCGTCGTCTCGGCATTGAACCAGATGGACGGGAACAGACGCCTTGCCGCCTCAATTCGGGCAGCAGCAGCACCCTTGCCCTGGTTGGGAACAACCGTGACCTTGTAGCCAGCGCCTCTCAGCGCGCTTTCATAGGAAACGTCATAAACCTTGTCGTTGCTTGACCCGTCATGGGGAAGCCAGAATTGCGACCTGTCCGGCGTGTAGCCTTTTGACCGACACCAATTCAGATGTGCGGCGAGCGGCTGCCCTACGGCCTCGTAATAGTCGAGGACGCGGATTTCCTTGCCGATGAACTGGCATGCCCAGATCGTGAAGGCGTCGGCCCGTGCACCCGTGCCGCCAATGTCCACGATGAGCCGAATGGTCATCAATGGATCGGCTGCAACCCGCCCGATCCTGCCCTCGTTCTTGGCGAGCGCCAGATCCTTTGCGAAATACGCGCCGGCCGCTACGGAGAGATAACCGCCTTCCCAGATGTGGTCGTATTGATCGGGCTGCATCCGCATGCAGTCGAGGCGTTCTTGTTCAAGCTCTGCGGTAAACCATGGATTGTCGCGCCAGTTGGCCTGGACAACAACCGCGCCAGTCGGCTTTTCCGGCCCGCGCAACATGATGTCGACGGGATCAGTCTTGCGTCTTGCATTCCAACTCCACCACATTTCCGAGCCAGGCGCGCGGATGGTCGGGCGAAGCAAGTTGATCGATCCTGCCGATGCTGTCTGGGCTTCCTCCCACCAAGCCCGCTTGAAACCCTCAAGCGACTTGATCGATTCAGCAGTGTGATCCTGCATGCCCTGGAAGATGATCACGCCATCGCCCGGCGTCTGGATCACTTCCTTGAACACCTTGAAGCCGTCCGCTTCCCCGAGCCGGGAATCCTTTAGCTTCTGTTCGAGCAGGCGCTTGGACGATTCCTTGAGTGTCTTCTGGACCTCACGAATGCAGACCGACAACAGCCCGTGTTCTGCTAGGCTGTCTTCTATCAGCATGCCGCCGAAGAAGTGAGACTTGCCGGACCCTCGGCCTCCCCATGCGCCTTTATCGCGGGCTGGAGCCAAGAGCGGCTCGAATACCTCAGCCGTTGGGATTTGAAGGACGGACAATCGTGCGCTCGATGCGATGCACTACAGGCTGATCAGCATCACCGGAGAGTGTGACCGACGACAAATCAGGAAGCGTCTTGCGCAAAAGGATTTCGATCGCCTTTAGCCTGCCTGTCTCGATTTCATCGATTTTGCCTAAGGCGTAGTCTTGCAATCGCTTTACAAGCTGACTGGTCCGAATAGCTGACCGTGTTTGGTCCTGCTGGCGCAGGTTGAGCCGTGCGGCCATATTGGCAGTTCCTCATCGGATTGTTGCCGGATTGCTCTGGCCTATTGCCAGGTATCGGGGGAGTGGAGCGACCGGGCCAGCATCACAGGTGGCACTGCGCTCAGGTAGCTGGCCTGAGCCGTTTAGCGCGGTCTAGTCGCCACGTCTGGCGAATTTGGAGCGGCCATAGGAATTTGCATCCCATTCCCGACCAGCACAGAATGGGCGATCAACCCCAACCGTCTCTGGCGGTATGCGCACCTAGCGCGCCGCGAATGTCCCGGACTTTTTAGGTCCACCCTTACAAGGGGCTGATCGCGCGGGACTCCGCATTGGCTCTACAAATTGGCTCCTGCCGGCATCTGACATCGGCAGGCTTTACAGCAGCACCCGTGATGCGGGCGAATTCCAATTGCTTCGCGGGCTTTGTAGCCTAGCCGTCTATCCCGCGCAGTGACGATACCAAGCCCTAACCCAGACCAATGTGCAGTAGGGTAAAGGATAGCGGAGTATCAGCTAGGCGCACCGCCTGTATGATTACCGGGCGGTTCTTATGTACGCCCACTATCCTAGTCCTGCACGGTGGAGCGGCGCTTATAGCATCGTCACCGTATTCTGTTTAGATGTATCCCGCCAAGCGCATGGTGCGCACTTTCGATTTTTAGACGGATTTCCAGTCACCCATTTATGCCGCTGACGCCTTTTGATTGCAAGCGGTTTTATTTCGGATGCGTAACATTCATGTGTACGGCTCCATTCTGTGGAGAAGTGCGCGGCAGGCAAGAGCGGTGCGCGTGTCAGCCCCTTCCTTCTTGAGCGTGACGACCGTGTTTGCTGAGACGCCAAGCAGCCGGGCCGCTGCGGCATCAGAACGAGCAAGGCCCGCCGACTTCATGTCAGCGAGCCAGTTGGTGAATGAAGCGGCGGTCATTCTTCTATTCTCTCAGCATCTAGAGCGCTACGCCACAATCCTTGTGCCTCAATCTCCCCTGCCAGATCCGCATCTTCATCGAGGCACGTGGAACACAACCCGGATGCATTGCGCGGAGCGGCCCCACAGCGACAACACGTACCATCTTCCGGCCCCCTTTGCGCTAATGTTGCTTTGGCGTGGAAACTCATATCGCGACTGTCGAATGTCAGGCCATGAGGATGAGGCTTGTAAATTTCAGGATTCGCGTAAAATTGGAGTGCGGCCTTGAGCCGGTTAATTTCCAGAACTCGAAGGCGATCCAGTTTTCCAGCCGCTTCGAGGGCTTCGTTCATGTCGGCATTCTCGCTCATGTCAAGCTACCTTGATTGCGCCACCGAAGCCGGCCAGCGGGTTGGGGCGGCTGTAGCCGCGAGGATGAGTATGATTGATGAGCCATTGCAATGCGGCGAACCGAGACATGGCTTTGAGGTCGGGGATTTCGATCTTGTTCGAACGGACAGCGTAAAACGATCCATCCCACTCAACGTACCGCTTTGGTCCCTTGGTCATGTGCGTAACTCCCTTGTTGATGTCCTAATCATACAAGATGTTTGTATGGTGTCAACAGGAAATGTGAGATATTTGTATGCAAGCCGTCGATTTCGTCAAAATAATTTGTACCCTACGCCGCGCTCTGCAACCGCCACAGGATTGCCAGCCTGTTCAACGCCATCCGAAGATCGCCGCGCAGGCTCTCGACCGCATGGTTTTCGATGATGATCGCCTCGACTGCCATTGGACACAACGGGCCGGCTTCCATGATGACGCGACGGGCATCCTTGAAAGCGCGCTCGGCAACGATATGCTTGCGCTGTGCATCCCTGTCGAATGGGTCGCGTCCATCATAGCCACGAACGCCGGAATAGTCCGATCCCGATCGTTGGCGCTTTGCCTCGATTGCGGACAGCCATGCGTCGTAGCATTCGTGATAGCGTATGGCCGTGTCGTAATGGATCTGCGTGAACTCGTTTGGATGGTTGCCGTCTGGATAGCGCTTCTTGATCCGCTTGTAATCCTCGTGCCAGCGTTCGATGACTGAGCCGTGTTCTGGCTTGCGGGCTTCCTCGGGGGTCAAATCGGGGATCATCTGCCGACGCTTCCATGTTGCGGCTTCAAGCTCGATTCTGGTCATGCACTGGCCTTTCTCCGATCTGGAGATGCGTCCTGATTCCGTTCGGATAGCGCCTACCTTTGGCGGGCGACCTCGCTTGGCCTTGATCTTCGCAGCGCGGGTTCTGGCGGTGGTCATGGGCGGGGTCGTCCCCCACCAACAATGCGGATTGTGGAACGAAGTGTTTCATTTTCGATGCGCGTAGCGCGTAGCTCTTCAACAACATCAACGGCGCGCGCGTTTGCCGCGTCGATTGCGCAAGGCAGACAGTGGTAGGCTCGCTTGTCCAGGTCGTGAAATTTTCCCTGGCACAAAATGCAACGGCCCATGTATTCGCCGGGCGCATAGCCCATTAGCGGCCATTTTGGCTCGCGATGATTGCGGGCATCCTTCCATTCGATGAACTCGGGGGGCTCCGTCTTCGCGCTCATTTCTGTCTCCAGTCATGTTCGGAGAGGATGGCAGTGATCATGGCGCGGAAGCGATTGAGCATTTTCACCGAGTGCGCTGTCCTTGAATCCATCAACAGGACATTCATTCGCACATCCGCTGGTACTGTGATGATCGTGCGCCAAGCGGCCTCGATCATGCCAGGCGTCGGCTCGACCATTGCCTCAACAGCAGCGCGGGCGGCATTGAGGGCTTCGTCCTTTGCCTCTTGCTGAAAGAGTGGTAAAACCCACTCCGCGTCATCGAATGCCACGGGATCGATCGCCCTTGCGATTTCCTCGAGCTTTGTCATTCACCTGCTCCTGATGGTGGAGGCGAGCCCCTCAACCGTGTTTATGACGGCGTGGACGAATGCCAAGGCTGTAATCACGCCAAGCCAGCCTTCAACCGACCATGCGAGCGTTACCGCCTGATAGCCGCCAATCAGATAGCCGAGCAGCGCAAAGCACTTGATCGTAGCGTCCCACCCGCTCATTTAGCCACCTCGCGCTCAAAGCATGGACAATTTTGGCATTCGGTCTTGTGATTGATCATCAGTCCACCGCCGATCTGGCGATTTACCCAGCCCGGAACGACACCAAGTTTGACCGGCCACCCGCACAGAAAAGCAGGCGCAGGCTCAGCATTGCAGTAGGCTTCATCGGATATCGATAGGTGTCGGCATTTGCCCATCACGCCCTCCCTGAAATAGTCGGCGAAATCCTGTCCAGATATTGCGTTAGACCTATTGGCGAGTTGAGGAAGTCGGTTATCGCTGCTACTCTCTCCCCTCTGTCTTCCACTCCCCATTCATCCAACGCCTGGATAAAATCCTCCAGTTCCTCAATTCGATCAGCAACGGCCATCTCCTACGCTCCTTTGTGCTGGATTGAGACGAACGGCAGGGAAATCTCGCCGTTGATCGTGCGAAGGACCGTCACCGGCATATTCCCTCGTATCCGATAGGTGAACCGTGGCCGCTCGTATTTCGGATCAACGGGTGGCGGCGCGAGGACGTACACCCTTCGCCTTGACCGGCTCAGATCCCTGGCTTTCGCCTTCGCCTGTTGAGCGTATTGGATCGGCGTCAATCTCGCTTTCAGGATTAGTTTTGCTTCCCGTTCTTCCCACCCGTCCATGTCGGACAGCAGGTCTATGACGGGACGCCTGGTCACTCTGCTGCTTTCCGTTCCGGGCCGTAAATTATGCCGAGCGCTGCTGCCCACACCGCATTGACGGGAACCTGCCTCGCCATGGACATGCGCTTCCATTCATCAAAGCCGACGTTTTCGCGGATGACTTCACGGCCCGCGTATTTCTGGAGCATCTTGTGCTTGGTCATTTCGAAGGGGGCGAGCATTAGAGAAGCGCCTCCTGCTTCGGCTCTGGAGCGCGTGGAGCGTCGATGAACATGTCAGGACGGTCGTGCGCATCTTGGATGCGGCGACACGCGATGTCGAAATACTTTTCTTCTCGTTCGATGCCGATGTATTTGCGCCCGAGACGGACACACGCAACGCCTGTTGATGCACTGCCGCTGTACGGATCAAGAACATTGTCGCCGGGGTTCGTCGTCGCTCCTACGCATCTCAGCGGTAATTCGACAGGATAGGCGACCGGATGCTCCTTGTTTTGTTCTCTGGCGATGCTCCAGACGGTCCCAAGCCCAACATGGTCTTGGTTCCACACCCATTCTTTGCCTTTAACGAACCAGATTATCCGCTCATCAAATCTGCAAAACATTCGGGCGTTAAACATCATCCCGCCGCCACGGTCCCAGATGATTTCTGAGCGGAGCCGCCATTGTGTTGGCGTGAACCACGCCACAGGATGGAGCGCAGAACCGTCACGCCAGCGAATTTGATGATTATAAAAAAGACTTGCGTTCGGTAGGCTTACGGCGGAGATGGCATCAAACAGACTAATTTGCTGCTGTTGATATTCTATCTCTTCCACGTCATCGGCGTAGCCTTTTGCCACCCAATTATCGACAAAGCCAAGTCCACCCGATTTTTCGCCCCACAAGCCGGTCGGCTTTCTGACGTTAGTCATTTGATTATATGGCGGGCTTGTCACCACACATGCGATGTCCGACAGCATCGGAACAATGTCGCGGCTATCGCCCAATATCAGCCGACAATCGCCTATTACGACTTCCTTGCGTATCGCGCTCATCAGTGCGTGACCTCCGGTGGACGAAGCCCCAGCTTCTCGTAAACGCGCCGTGCAGAGGCTTCGCGGTCCGCCTGCGTCATCTGTGCCACGACAGGTTCAACGGCTCTGGACGGGGCTGGCTTGGGCTGCTGTGTGCGCTCTGCTAGGCGGCGCTGGTAGTCGCGTTCGCGCGGGGCGAGGTCGACAAACGTCTCACGGTTCAGCCATGTAGCCGAGAGCGGCACATAGTCCTTGTCGCGCTGGGAGAGATTGCGGATGAACCAGCGCGCGCCGTCGATGATGTCGTTCGGATCGGCACCGTTTAGGATGTGCTTGCGGAAGGCTTCACGAGCTAGACCGCGCCCATCTGTGTTGCGAGCGGCAGGCTGCCATACGGACCAATAGGTTTCGAACCCTTCGGGCTCGGGAGTGCGGACTTTTCTCATTTCACCACCTCCACATCGATGCCTTTGAAGGATTTCATCATTCGCTGGACGCGGCGAAACTCGCGGGTCAAAACGCCCTTCACGTCGACCACGCGGAACCGATCCGCGACATGATCGAAAAAGGCAAAGTCCGGTCGATAGGTGCATATCAGGGTTCCATCCGGCCCGATGAGCGCAAAGCGAGGCTGCAACTCAACCGCAGACACCTCGCCGGCCTTCTCACGGATCTTCAACTCGCCGTAGTAGGCAGCCTCACGCTTGGAATCGAAGACGATGCCATCCACCGTCGTCCTGATGGCACCGAACTTGTTGCGCTTCTTCGGCTTTGCGAGTTCTGCTCTCGCTTGGGCGGCTGACATTCTCATGCGGCTGACCGGGAATTTGAGGCTGCATTTGTTTCTGCGGAAAGAATGGCGCGACCTATGATTTCCGGGATTTGCGGGACGACGGCGTTACCCAATTCGGCAAGGCGGTCCACCCGCTGGGGAACCCCATGAGCCACTCGACCCACGTCGGGTTCAACTGCCCACCATCCGAGGCCATCACCGCGTGATCCAGCCGGTCGTTGGATCGATCCTGGCCGTCCTTCCTCGTTAGAGAGGCTGGCGACGAACCCTTGAACATCGATGATGTCGGCGTTGGCCATTTCTTCGCTGCCGCCGGAAGACCGTTGCGCGGGTTTGAGGTGTCGAAGTTCCCGCGCTTCTCCGCATCGTTCGCCCGGGGTGTCGGCCACATGCCCACCCAACGGTCCAAGCTCACCGACTTGTTCGTCTCGAAGTTCAACACCTCTGTTGATGTCGATTTGCGCTCGATATGATCCGAGGCTGTCGGCGTAGGAATGCTGTGCGTCGGCTTGCGCGTCATTCCAAGACGGTGCGCCTGTGTTTCGGGCATAGGCGCGAGAAAGTTCCTCGGAGAGCGCCCCGCTGAGCGGAGGGCGACAGCCTTGGTGTTGCTCGCCTCTGGCGTGGGCAACAATCCAGACCCGATCTCGTCTGTGAGGGGCACCAACGGCACTCGCCGGAATGCAATGCCACTCCGCGTCATACCCGATCGAGGCCAAGTCTCCGAGTACCGTGTCCAGCCCTCGACTAAGCAGCGCTGCCACGTTCTCCAGCACGGCGTAGAGGGGTCGAACCACGCGAAGGGCTCGAATGACTTCCCGGTAGAGTCCCGAACGGGCTCCGGCAAGTCCGGCGCCGAGGCCGGCATAGGATATGTCTTGGCATGGGAATCCGGCCGCGATAACATCCGCCTCGCCTTCCTTGAAATCGTATGTCGTCACGTCGTCGTGACAGGGAACGCCGGGGAAGTTCTTCGCCAGGACGGCGCGGGCGTGTGGCTTCAATTCGCATAGGCTGACGGTCTCGAAACCGCCCGTGCGTTCAAGGCCAAGGTCGAACCCGCCAATTCCAGCGAACAGGGACAAGACGCGCAGCTTGATCACGCGCTCACCCTCCGAGACATGGCGCGGGCCGCGCCGGCTGTACGAGCAGATATGCAGCGGCAAGGCCTATCGGTATTCCTGCTAGGGCTGCTGTGGAGAGGAGAAGACGGATCATGCCAAGCACCCAACAAACGTCATGTTGTGGGCGAGGCAGTACCGTTCAAACGCTGACTGATGCAGTTCGCCGGGAAGCATATCAATGCTGTGCCCCGTCGTGCCGCCCTTCCAAGAACCCTTGCGCGGCCCTGTCTCTTTGGAGAAATCAATATCGAGGCTGCGCCTGATCTTCGGGCTGCGAAAAAAAGAGAGCCACTTGAACGAGCCGGTTCCAAATTTCCATTCGCGTTCTTCAATTATCGTTTTGGCGACGATGCGTTCGCCGTCAAAGTCATCAAACTCGAATGACGCAGAGGGGCATGCTTCCTTCGCGTCGAGAGTTGCGCGCCAATTGTTCAGTTTCACGGGCTTGCCTGTCGGCTCGGTCCAGAAATGATTGCCGGCGAGGTCGTACAGGCTGTGGCGAATGAAACGCCATTGCGTCCAAGGCAGGAAGCAGCCCCAATCCTTCGTCGTGCTGCTGTCGTGCGTTTGCCGGCCAAGCCTGACCGACAAATGCCCATCAGAAATGGTGAAGCCGTATTCAGTTTCGTCGACTTGGGTGTACCCGTTTCGCCCGTCCGGCCCAGCCTTTGACCATTCGTAGTGGCTGGTATCGACCCATGACGTATGAGGCTTGATTACCGCCGGGAGTCCGGCAATCATGGTGTTGCCAAAGGCGCTTATGCGCAGAGAACACCCTGGATATTCATCGTCGCCCGACGACAGCACTACGGCGAAATGCCTATAGCGTTCACCAAAGGCGAACGTGAACGGGCCAAGGTAGTGGTCATTGTCACCCCAGCGGCGACGGTCGCGAGCCATCAACATCTCACCCCTCCATTTCCGGCAGGCAATGCGCTGCCTTTTCTTCGTAGTGATGGGCTTTGGCCTGATGCTCATGTGCCGAACTGCCGATCCATGACAGGCGTGTCGATCAGTTCGCGGAACCGGTTGCGGGCTACATCGCCAGCCTTGTTCCATGCAGAGACCAGGGCGGCGTATTGCTTTTCAGCGGCTTCCTCGTCCGAAAGAGGTTCGTCGGCGATCTTGACGACGCGGCGGGCCAACCCGCCCTTGGCGCGGTCGCGCTCCTGTTGCTTTGCATAGGCAAGATCACGCTTGGCCGCGAAGACCTGTTCGCTTGGCGTCATGCGCTTCAAGCGGTCGAGATAGGTGCCGGTATCGAGGACGGTGCCTTTGATGACGTTGAGAGCGGCGGGGAGAACCTTCTCACCACGTTCGGCGTCACGTCTTACGGTGCGCGCGTCAGCGCCGGTTATCGCCGCTGTCGCAGAGGCAAACGACGGAACAGCGGACAACTTGTCCACTGTTACATTGCCCTTCCCGCCTGCGACGTGTTCGGCTGTCTCGGGATGCAATTCGAGATAGATCGCCTTGCGACGTGCCGTCTGTTGCGCCCTGTCAGCAGGCGACAATTCCGCCCGCATCAGGTTTTCATCAATCATCGCCAGTTCGGCGTGGAGATCGTCGGCCTCAATGATATCTGCGGCGATCTCAACAAGGCCAAGTTGCCGGCACGCGGCCAAGCGGTGCATGCCGGTGATGACTTCCCATTGATCGCCCCGCGCGCGGACGCGGATCGGGTTAATCAGCCCGACCGTTCCGATGCTGTCGGCGAGCCCGCCAACTGTGGCGGGGTCAATCGTTCTAGCGTCGGCGCGAGCATGGATTTGATCAATGGGAAGATCGCGCAACATCAATCAGGCCTCCAGAACAGGAAGGAGATCGCCGGTTACGATGATGCGATTGATCGCCTCGCCGCGCCGATGGGCATTCCACGCCTTGAAGATAATCTCGGCTTTGCCGTTCTGGTCGCGACCGCCCGTCATGAGTGTCAGCCGGTTTCTGGCGTAGAGTGCCGGGTTCCCGGCGGCCAAGTTTGCGCCCTCGATCATCGAATAGAAAAAGTTGTCCACTTCGCCCCGATCGCTTACTTGGCTTATGGCGTAATGGCAGAATGCAAAGACGGCGTATCCGCCGATGTAGCGAGTCTTCTTCGCGTCGAAGAGTCCGAGCGATCGATGCAAGCCGGGGTTCTCTTCAACGAAATTCAGTATTTCGCTCTTGGTCGCCCTCGCTCCCTTGGGATTCAGCTTGCCGAATGTCTGAAACTGCCACGCATAGTTGGCGGCGGCGGCGAGATTGAGAGTGTTGGTGTGGCCTTCCATGGAAAGGTAGTCGCCCGCCGATCTGGCGCGACCTTGATCAAGTGTCGTGCGCGTCTCGCGCTTGATGCCGACCAGCATCAAAACTTCAATAGGCAGTTGGGCAGCAACCACGGCACGGCAACGATGCTGGCCGTCATTCAGTTCGCCGGTGTCTGCGACGATGATTGGTTCGCCGTTGAAAACCCAGCGCCTTCCAAAGATTTCATACGAATATCGATCAACGAGATTTTCGTTGATCTTGCGGTTTGCGGGGTTGCGCTCCAAAAGCAACGCAGCGAGGTCGGGGGTGAGCGTCACCATATGCGCAGTTGGCTTGCCCTTGGAGGATGCGGCAGCCACGAGACTGTCGAGCCAGATGCCGAGTTTCTTGTTCGCGGAAGTGATGTTGTATACCTGCGGGACGGCTTGCGCCGGTGCAGGCTTATGGGCTACATTCAGCATGTTCATTTTTCCTTGGCGGGCGTCTTCTGGCGACCCGCCTTTTTCTTTGCGGGCGTCAGCCAGGACCGACGGTTCAAATTCTGGTTTGCTCACAGAAGTCCTCCCGCCCGTGCGAGTGCGAGGACTGGAACAAGGACAAGGGTGGGGAGGGCGAGGATGGTTGCGATGCGCATGTTATTGGCCTCCACGGATGGCGGAGGCGATTTCAGCGCCTTCTTGCGGCCAGTAGTCGTTGTTCTCGGAAATCTTCGCGCAGCGCTCACGCTCAGCCTTGGTTGCTGCATCTCGTTCAGCAAGGAGGGCGCGGGCGATGATCTGCCGGCTGACAAGACTGCGAATTGCTGCACCTTCGCGGTAGATTTCGTCCGTCACCTCGACGGCTGCGCGTCGAAATTCGTAGTACGCCATCTCGCGGGAGCCTGTGTTCTCGGTCATGGCGGGTCTTCCTCGCCGAGTTCAATGAGGAAGGTTTCGATGTCACCGAGGAGGCAGCTGCCATCGCAATGCGCGTCATCGTAAATAACGGCTGTCGTTTGGGCGTCGTCACAGGCCTCAATCAGGTCGCGGGCTGCCTTGAGAAGTTCAATCGCTCGGATGATGTGCGGCGCGCTCATGCCTCTGCTCCCGCTGCGTGTGATGTTGTTTGTGAGGGGGTGGGGGTGAGTGCGGAAGGATCGTATCCCTGCCAGAGCATCCACAATGACAACTCAGAATGACGCGTCGTCAGGAACTCGCCTTCACACATTTCGCGGATAACGAGATGGCGCGCACCGACCGGAATAGGACGCTGCGAATAGTGGTCAACATGCGCGGTGCGACCCTTGACCACCTTCGCGCTAAGAACGCGAACGTCGCTCTCGTCTCCGGAGAAAACATCGATGTTGAGAATTTCCCAATCTGCCAGAAAGGTCGCCATTGCGGCGGCGGCGGCAATGTCTTCGGGAGAGGCGCAGCCGGACTTCAAGCGGCCTATGAGGTCGTAAATGTCGTCTTCGTTCATCGCGCTCATGCCTCTGCTCCCGCTTCTTCGCGGATTGCACTTTCGGCCATCGCGATAGTGTTCCGACAATTGTGCGTTGCCAGCTCGATGATCTGCGGAAGCGAGAGCCGAGCAAACGCCGACAAGACAGACGCCGCTTCCTTCGCACCAAAGCAGGCGCTCGCGAGGTTAAGATGAACCGTGACCGACGCTTGGCTTTCCTCACGACCGGTAAACTGCGGCCCGTACTGCTCAAGCCATTTGAGGGCGGATGTGTTCAGTTCGATTTCACGGATGGCGTTTTGTATGCGCGCGGTGTTCATGCCTCTGCTCCCGCTGCGTGAATGGGTGGGGTGGGCCAAAGACGAGCCGCTACGGCAGGGAAGTCAGCCTCAATCCAGGCTTTATCCTCACTCAACTCGCCGTCATAAATGAGAACATCTTGGGTATCGCCATATTCCAGACCACGAGCGTCCCAAAGCTTGATCCATACTTCGCGGCACTCGATATGTTCATGAATTGCATAGAAATCACCGTCGTATTTACCGACCGCGTAGCTGTACGTTTCGCCGGCATTTATAGGCTTCCGGCACTGTTCGCAGACGTGTCGATTGCGCGCCTTGATAGTTCGGACTGTTCCAAAGTCGTAGCTCATGACGCTGCTCTTTGCTCAGGAGGGGTGGGGGGCGCGTCGAAGAACAGTTTGTCGTTCCACCGCAAACGCCTGCGTGACGCCTCTTCTCGGATGCGAGCGAGGTCTTCCAGTGTCGGCGCCGCCGCGTTGTCGTCGGCCTCCCATCGGGAGATGGTCGCCTGAGTGACACCCGCGATAGTGGCGAACTCCGCCTGGCGGACCTTGAAGATGTTCTTCCGAATGTTTTTGATGGGGCGCATAAATACGCATATAATACGCCTGCGAATTTGAAGCAAGCGATATTTTATGCGCAAACGTATTTGGGTTATCCACCGCAATCCGATAGCAGTTGCCCGATGGATATTCCCGGCAAGCTGCGCGCCATTATGCGCCAAACAGACAAGAACCAGGGCGAGCTGGCGGACGCCCTCAAGGTGACGCAACCAACCGTTCACCGTTGGTTGAAGGGATCTGAGCCGGACGGCCATCGCCGTGATATGATCAACGACATGTACGAGCGGGTATTCGGGGAATCCGCCAAGGGCGGCGGCTCCATCAAGCTCGTAGGCTATGTCGGCGCCGGGGCGGAGATCATGCCAGAGTTTGAACAAGTGCCGCCAGAGGGCCTCGAACAGGTCGACGTAGAGTTCCCGATCCCGGACGGACTGATCTGCTTCCGCGTCAAAGGCGACTCGATGCTGCCGCAGTTCCGAGACGGCGCCGTTATTGTCGTCTGGGCCGAACAGAAGCGCCCGATAGAGGCCTTCTATGGCCAAGAGGCCATAGTGCACACCGAAAGCGGACGGCGGTTCATCAAGACCATCATGCGCGGCCAGAATGGCACCGTGACGCTTGTCTCCTGGAATGCTGCGCCTATCGAGAACCAGCAGCTTCAATGGATTGGCGAGATATACATGACGCTGCCACCACGAATTTTTTCGCGAGCCCCCGAACACCTTTTGAGGGCTGCAAAATAGGCCCTTGGCACCCCTTAGTGCTTCTTACTGATATGTTCATGACTGTTGGTGAGTTCGGAGCGAGAGGCAAAGGGAGGCTAAGCCCCGTGCTTTACAGCATACGAGGTTAGCCCCATCCTTTAACGATCTTGACTGCCGGAGCCGTCCGTCGCTTCAGGCCGATTGGTCACTACCATTGCCAATCATCAACCGCACTTTTTCGTCACGACTGGTTTCGCAACGGCGAACGCCCCTTCGGTCTTTCGGGATAGGGCTTCCATGTGTTCGCGCCCGGTGGTATGGAGATACCGCAGTCCAATGCGGTGAGCCGCCACCGTCTTACAACCTTCCGGCTCGTAGAAATGATTAACGCCTCGCCCTCAGCGGGGCGTTTTCATTATGGCTACACCAATCCCGATTTGTTCTCAAGCATAAAAAAATGCGTTTATGAATTTTCCCTCTTGTACCGTTATGCGTTTGCGTATACGTATATTGGTACTGGAGGACGAGATGTCCTCACCAAACGGCGACACAAGAGGACACGCAGATGACGCAGACAGCAGAACCCGTCCTGAACGCCTCGACCAATCTTGTGAAGAATGCGGACGGCGACGATTTCCAAGTTTTCTTCGACCACCACTTCCAAGAGTGGTGCGCCGAGCAGTGGAACGGCCTCGGCAAGAACTACCTTCACATTCCGGCAAGGCTTCACGACAAGGACTTGCAAAACCTGCTCCGCGATGTTCGTCAGCATAGGAGCCAGTCATGACAGACGGATTGAGCCGTGACCTTGGCTTCCGGACGAACGTCGCCATTCGTGCGCGCATCCGTGAACTGGCCGAGCGTCCTTCGATGGATGACTACGACCGCTCCGTCATCATGCTCTTGGATGATTTTGCCCGATGCATGGTGCTCATTGCTGCGCTCTCGGATGCGAATAGTCGAGCAGCCTAACCCCTTCCCCACCCCATAGACAGACAACGGGAGCACGACAGATGGGAACAGCAGCCGACATTCTCACCGACGAAGATCGGATCGCCTACTGGAAGGGCGCTTACGACCGCATGGCTGCCCGTAACATCGAGTTGGACCGCAAGCTGACCGTCGCGCAAGCAGCCCTGAAAGCTGTCCGTGCTCATCGCCCCGACTACGGCGACACAATCTGGCAGCAGGTTGAGGACGCTATAGCAGTCGCCTCGTAACCCCTCCTCCCATTCGAAAGTCAAAGACCATGAGTGCAGAACCCGCCCTGAGTATCGAACAAGCCTGCCGCGTCATTCTCGGCAACAAGCTCGCGGAGTCCATCATCGAGACCCAAGGCCTCCATTGGGCGATTGTCGCGACCGTTTCACAAGCCCGCACCGACGACGATCCACGCGCACTCGCAGCAACGCGAAAGTGGCTGGATGAGCAGAAGGTTCAAAGACCATGAGTGCAGAAGAGAAGACAGCCGAACTCAACCCCGCAGCAAACAGCGGCAGGAGATAAAGATGAATGTCAGCACCAGAAAACGCTACACGCTTGAAGACGACTTGATGCCCATCATCGAGGGCAAGGTAGATCTGCCGAATACGGAGCCGGTCGAGCCGCTTCTCTTCCTGAACAATTTGGCTTCTGGCGGTCACAGCATGACGCCGAAGTGGGGATGGTCGCTCCGTCACGAAGGGCGCGACAAAGGCCGCAAGCAGTGGACGCAATTCTTCTGCCGGCCGGTAGCAATGGGCGGTCAAGGCACATTCGATGGCTCGGGCTACGCGGTCATCTGGGGCGGCAGCACATACGATCGTGAGGCGAAGCAAAACACTCAGACGCCCGTCGTCCTGAGCTTCGCAATTTGCAATCACTCCCTGGTCGAAGGGGCTGGCGCTCGCCATGAGCGCGGCTGGCATCCCGGTCATTGCGGCAAGTGCGGTCTCGATATGAGCGTCGACAGCGGAGATTGAGAATATGAACGAGGCAGTGAAGACAGCGCGCCGCAAGACTGATCCGCGCATCGAGATTGTCGTGAAGGTCATGGAGCAGTCCCGCTTCAAGCGCCTTGACCGCATGCTGAGCGTTCGGGACATGCGCCGCAAGGACGGTCGCTTCACCATGAAAGAAGAGGCCAGCGAGATTATCGCGGCTCTTGACGCTCATGACGCCGCCGCTTTCGACACGGCATTCCAGAGCGCCCTCGCACAAGGCTCAGCATCATGAACACCGCCCTGCGCACCACTGGACGCGGGCTGGCACTTCTCGGCAAGCCACGCGCCCGTCAATCGGTCTTCATCGTCGCCAAGCTGTTCAGCGGCGGCAAGCTGGTCTTCCCCGTCCGCGTTCTGGTCGATGGCGAATATTACGCGGTCTACAACCAAGGAACGCTTGATGCTCTGGAGGGTGGCGCAACGCCCGCATGGCTGGAGCTTGAGCCGTGGGAGCCCGCCGACGAGCCGGTTGAGTATCCCGAGGACGATCGCCGCGCATCGGCTGCGGATCGCTCGCATCAATTCGCAAAGGAACAGTTCTGATGGGAACCATGGCAACCGGCGTGCGCATCAATACCACGCAGGGGATGATCATCTATCGCAATTTCATCATCCAGGAATCGATCGACGGCTGGGAGTGGACGCACGAGGATTACGGCCACGATGCTACGCCGCAATATCTGCAAGTCGCCGGCACATGCCAGACGATGTTCGAATGTATCGATGAGATTGAAAACTGGCACGATAACCGCGCCGAGGCTGCATGGCTCGACCACCAGCAAAGCCTGCGCGAGAGCGGCGGGCCGGATAGCTCGGCCTATCGGCGCGACATGATCGCAGCTGGTCGCGGTCACTTGCTGGGAGGGAAATGATGCCCCGCAAGTACGCCCGCCTCACCTTCTCCATTCTCTGCGCTGTTGCGTTTGGCCTTCCGATTTTGATGGGAGCGGTGTCATGAGCCGATCTGGATATGTCGATGATATGGATGACCAGTGGGCGCACATTCGCTGGCGCGGTGCGGTTGCTAGTGCGTTTCGCGGCAAGCGCGGACAGGCGTTCCTTCGCGAAATGCTCGCCGCGCTGGATGCCATGCCTAAAAAGCGCTTGGTTGCCAGTGCGCTTGAGGCGGATGGTCAAGTCTGCGCAATCGGTTCCGTTGGGCGCGCTCGCGGTATCGACATGAAAAACATCGATCCGGAAGATTACAGCAAGGTTGCCGGCGTTTTTGGCATTGCTGAGCCGATGGCGCAAGAGATCGTCTATATGAACGATGAATGTTTCAGCGGTCCTGCGCACACTTACAATCGGGAAACAAACAAATACGACCGGATTGAAAACACCCCCGAGCGGCGTTTTGAACAGATGAGGGCATGGGTTGCTTCGAAGATCAAGCCCGAGGTCGCGTCATGACCTCCCCAGCCCACCATCCATATACGGGACAGAGCAGGGAACAGCGCCTTGATGAAATCGAGCGCGCGCTGAAATTCGATGACGACCGCGACCGGCGCAAGACGCTCGTGCGGGAATATCTCGACCTTACCGAACCGGAGAAAAGCCATGCATGACGAATACGCATTCTGGCGCGCAGCGCTGGTAAATCCAAGCGAAATCGGAAAGTCGCTCAAGATACATGAAGGCGATCCGCAGCCCGGCTTTTACCGCAAGCGCGCATACAAGGACGGGCCTTTCCTGCCGGTCGCCATCTGGACAAATGATGGCGAGATCATTGCGCTGGTCAGTGGCCAGGTTGCCGATCCAAACGACATCTGGACGTTCGCCTGCCGCAATCCGATTTCCGAGGCGATGTATAATGCCGCCATGGCCGGCGACGGATGGCCGGAATCCGATCCGGTTGTTGATCGGCAGAAAGCCCCTAGCGTCGGTCACAACAGCGGCGACATTGACGAAGCGGAAATGCTTCGCGACCAGATCGAAGCCGCCAAGCAGGGCGCGGAAGCCTACGCATCGATAACCAGCGACGACACGCTGCCAAAAGCGCAATCGCTGCGCGCTCGCCTGCTCGAATTGAAGGGCGAGGCCGAGAAGAAGCACAAGAAGGAAAAGGAACCGCATCTGGAGGCTGGTCGTGCGGTCGACAAGAAATGGCTTCCGCTCGCCAAGGAAGCCGACGCGCTCGCCGCGTCCATCCGGTCGGCCATGGGCGCATGGGAGACTGAGAAGCTGCGCAAGCAGCGTGAGGTCGAACGCGTCGCCGAGACGGCCCGTATGGCAGCAGAAATCGCAGCACGAAAGGAGGCAGAGGCGGGGCGCGTAGTTGTTGATGCCCCGCCGCTCGCCCCCCCTGCTGTCAGTGCGCCAGCGCCAATTAAGGGAAGCTACGGTCGCGCCGCTAGCGTCAGTGTCGTCCATGTCGTCACGGCAATCACGGATCAGGCAGCGCTCTACAACTTCCTCAAGGATCATCCTGATCTGAAAAACTGCATGTTCGACCTCGCCAAGCGCGCCGTTGCCAAGGGGCGTACGGTTCCCGGCGTGTCGGTCGAGGAACAGGCGAAAGTAGCATGAACGCTCAAACCGAAATGCGCCTTCCCGCCCTTATGGGTGGCGGTCACGTCGCGGCCATCGTTCCGCAGACGTTCGAAGAAACATGGCGGATCGCCAAGGCCGTCTTTGTCGGGGGCCTCGCTCCCGCCGCGCTCACCGGGAACAAGAATGGCGACGATGCCGTAAGCGCCGTCGCGGTCGCGATCATGTCGGGCGCGGAACTTGGCCTCAAGCCGATGGTGGCGCTTCGCAGCTTCACGGTCATCAACGGCAAGCCGGCCCTCTATGGCGACGGACTGATCAATGTCGTTCGCATGTCGGGCAAGGTCGCCTATCTGCGCACGGGCTGCGAAGATCGCAACGGCGAAATGGTCGGATGGTGCGAGGCGAAGCGCAGCGACACGGGCGAGGAAAAGCGCGTCGAGTTTTCTCAGGGCGACGCCATTCGCGCCAAGCTTTGGGAGACCGAAGCTCGCGTCACCAAACAGGGGAAGAACGGACCATATACCAAGGACAACGATTCACCATGGTACAAATATCCGCAGCGGATGCTTGCCTGGCGCGCCGCCGGCTGGTGCTTGCGTGAACTATTCGGCGACGTTCTTGGCGGCATCCGTGACGAGTTCGAAGCCCGCGAAGTGGTCGATCAGGACGAAATGCGCGTCGTGTCTCCGATGGTTCCGCCATCGCCTCCAAAGCCGCCGACGCCGCCCGCAATCGAAGATGCGCAGGTCATCGATCATCGCGAGATCGTAGCCGAAACGGGCGAAGCCATAGACGCCATTGAAGGCGGCGACACGTCGGCATTTTTCGAAGAACTCGACACCGCCATGGCCGGCGCGATGGACGACGCGACTGTTGAGGAAGTTTGGACCTCTCTTGACCCGGAAGGCACATTCGACGGCGACGACCTCAACCTTGAGATTGCCCACAAGATCAAGTTGCGCCGGCTCGCGCAGATCAGCCCGATAAGGGGTGGCTGACATGACCCAGCGCGACAAGCCCCCGCTGATCGTTGTCGCCGTCACGCCGCGCGGATTGCGGCCGCACACGGCAGACGATGCCGAGAAGCTTATGGGGCTGTCGCTTGGCCATACGTTCGAATTGAAGCCCGTCACGAAGCGCTCGGATCGGCAATTGCGAACCTACTGGAAAGCGCTTGGCTTGGCCGTGAAGGCCACCGGCAAATGGCCGACCGCCGAACACCTTCACCGGGATCTGAAATTCGCCTGCGGTTTTCGGGAGCAGTTCGTTGATTGGGAAACGGGCGAGGTTCGCGAGCGCCCCGACAGCATCGCTCTCGACAAGATGAGCCACGAGGAATTTTGCGAATACATGAACCAGGCCATGGCCAAGCTTTCGGAAGCGATTGGCTTTGACCCTCTCAGCTTTCTGGAGGCAGCATGATCACCTTTATCCGCAGGACACTCGCCCGGCTGCTTCGCGTCGAAGTTCCTCACTACAAGGTCAAGGCCGTCAAGTTCCAGGAATTGCAGGACACGCTTCACCGGCAGATGGCAAACGAACTCGGCATGATCTGGCCGCAGACCCGGAGGAAGCTGTGATGGGAAGCCAGGCGAAGATTTATCGTTGGATGGCGGGCGGCGATGTCGGATTGTCGTCCAAGGCTATCGCGATGCACATGTCGGCGGGATGGTGCGATGGGTCATATCCGCACGACCCAGCAGACCTTGGGCGATGCCTGCGGCTTCTCAATCTGTTCCCGGAATGGAAGCCCCGCATCAAGGAAATGGCCCGCTACGGCGACGTTTGGGAGCGCTACGTCACGCATTGGGATGAGATGGAAGAGCAGATGTCAAACGAAGTTGGCATCGACTGGTCTAAGGCACGTTCCGCCCCTCTCACTTACGACATGATGAAAATGATCGCAAAAGGCAGGAGCCTTGCCTAATGCCCCGCCCCGTCAAGCCTTGGACCGGAGCCACCGACGCCACCAAAGCCCCGCCACGGGTACGCGCTCGCATCTTCGACCGTGACGGCGGCAAGTGCCATCTGTGCGGGCTGCCGATCAAGCCGGGAGAAACATGGAACGCCGATCACGTCATTGCGCTGATCAATTCCGGCGCGAACTCGGAAGCCAATCTTGCCCCGGCGCATTCGCATTGCCATTTGGGCAAAACCGCTCAGGACGTAGCCGAAAAGGCCAAGGTCGCGGCAGTTCGAGCGAAGCACATCGGCGCTGTCCGTCCTGCCGGGAACATCAAATCAGCAGGCTTCCAAGCCACTGCAAAGCCGGAGAAGCCGGTAAGGCGACCTCCGCTAGCTCCACGCAATCTGTACGAAGGGACAACACGATGAGCGACCGGCCTATCCGAATCCAGTTGCGGCGGACGAAGGGGTGGAAGCCTACGCATCGGCACGTAAAGACCGGCGGCGAATACGTGCTGCTTGGCATCGGGAAAATGCAGGCGCAAGATTGGCTCTTCGAACGGTTTCTAGACGTAGGACGGTCCAAATTGGACAGCGTCGACATGCGCGAGGTCGCCATCTATCGCGGCCACGATGGTCAGTTGTGGGCTCGCCCCCGCGAAGAATTTGAGGATGGAAGGTTCGCCCCTCTCCCCGCCCCGGCAAGGGAGGGAAGGTGATGACGGACCCCACTCACTATGGAATTCGCAACAAGCACGGCGATTATGTCGCCCTTTTGCCGACGCGAGAAGCGGCTGAAAGCTTTGAGGGCGGGCTTTGGGAAGGTGACGAAATCCACGAGTTTTACTCGTCTGATCTCGTTGCCTCCCTCCGCCTCCAGCTAGAGGCGATGACGCGGGAAAAGGAAGTGGGCGACCGTCGCACAGCCCTGTACCGCCGCGCCACCACCGCCGAGAGCCAGCTTGCCGCCGCACGCGCTGCGCTGCGGGAGGCGCTGACAGAGCGCGATTACCGGATAATCCATGCTCAGGCCCGCAAGGCAAAGATGGCATACTTCAAGGAATATGTGCTGTGCGACATCCCAATGGAGGCCGATTTCTCGTATTGGGTCATGAAGGAAACGATGATCTACATCGCTGCCCGCACCGCCCTCTCCCAATCCACCGATCCTATCCGGGAGACGGCAGAGAAGTGCTGCCCGAGATGTGAAGGAGCGGCGCTCACCTGGAGCGTTGCGGTCGCGACCGTTGGTTTCTAATTTTCTACCATGCCGATGGTACAGAAAGCGCGTTTTGGTTTTCCTCGAAAGACTTGAAAAAGCCACACTGGGAAACTCGGGCGGCCGCCACACAGAAAGGGGAAGGACGATGAGCGAGATGCCGCCCCTCTGGTTTCTCTTCGGCTTCGCCGGCTTTTTGTGCGCCATCGTACTCATGGGCGGGGCTATCGGGTACATGCTTACGAAATGGATTGCGGAATTCGGAAGTGGGTCGTCAAAGAAATGACCCCCTACAGCTTCTGAACGTCAAACCCGCCCCTAAGCCCTGAACACCCTTATGATCTCAGACCAATAATAGGTGACCAGTGAGGCAAGAGACCCGGCCGCGATGCCAGTAACAGCGAGCGCTCCCATGCCCATCTGTCGCCATCTGGTCACGTCTTCCGTCACTGTCTTGACGGTCGTCAAGTCCTCCTTGACCGCCTTCATGTCGGATTCGAGGCTGCCCGTTCTCGACACGATTTCATCAACGCGGCGGTTCATATTGGCCAGGCTCGTCTCTGATTTATGCTCCGATGACTCCATGTCGGCTCGAATGGCGATTAGCTGCTTGTCGACGCTTTCCATGGTAGCGCCAAGCCGGCCCAGGCGGTCATAGATCTCATTATTGCTCGCTGCGGTCATGCCATGCTCTGCTGCTTAGGTTGCGTTAACCGCTTTCAGGCTATGGATTGATCCAGCCATTTACGGGTTCTCTCGGAACTCGTGTTTGGTTAGGGTGGAGCGAATCTTTGGCGAGAGACGCTCTGCCCGCTTCGTTTAACGCCCTAGCGGCTTGGATTTGAACACGCGGCCATAGAAGGCAAAGCCCGCGCCGAGAAGGACGCCTACAGGCCCTTGCCAGACTTCCCAGCCATCGGCGACGCCATTGTTCCAAAGCGTGTAGCAGGTCACGACAGCGCCCATGATGGCCATGCTGGAACCGATGATGGTGCGAGACTGATACCAGGGCTCTGTGTTCGTTGCGTACTCAACGCGGGCCTGGACTTCTTCCTGCACCTTCTTGGTGACCAGTTCCGTCGCCGCCGGCACGTCGGCCTGCGTCATCTTCGTGCTGGGGGACGCGGCAACCTTTTTCAGCGCCTTGTCGATGACGACCTCGATACCCTTCTTGGCGAGAGCCGAGGCGACGAGACCGCCGATGAATTCCTGTTTCTGGTTTTCGGTCATGATAGATTCCTTTTCAGCGGAAGAAAGAGAAGAGCCATGCCCAAAAGCCTTTCGGCTGGGCTGGCGGGTTCGTAACGACTGGCTTCTGTACGGGCTCTGGCGCGCCTGGAATGACGGGCTTCTGGACCATATTGCCGGCGTCGGGAATATGATTGGGAGGGACGACGATCGGCTTGGCGGCGCGGACCTCATTCAGGACAGCCTCGACCTTTTCAGGCTTGACCAGCGCCTTGTTGAGGCCATCGCCGGCATAGTAGGACTGTCCGCGCTGCAACTGCCGATGCGCGCCCGTGCAGACCGTCAGAACAGGGAAGGACGCCCATTCCATTGCCAGGCGCTTGCCGAACTCGGTACGGCTGATCTTGCCGGCCATGAAGTCCTCATAGCCGCGCCGTTTCAGCAGGTGATAGCCGAGACGATCCTGTAGGTTGGCGTCGAACAGCTGCGAGCCGGACAGGTGCAGTTCCTTGGCAAGCCCGATCAACGTATCGCGCATGAACTGAGCCGCGCCGGACGCCGACGAAGCCGCCCCGGAGATACCCCAATTCTTCTTGACCCATTGCTTGCTGGACCAGTTCTTCTGAGCGTCGATCAGATCGCCGAGGGTCATCTGGGTGATGGGCTTGGGAAGTCGGTTCTGGCGATTGCCGAATATGATCTCATAGCAGGCCGGAGGAGCTTTGCCCGCATCGGTGCGGTAAATGAGGTCAAGGATCATCGCCGCGCCCGTGGGCACGTTCTTGTCCATTTCCAATCCTTCTCTGATGTGCTTAATTGCCGAGGGGGACGCCGAAATGCTGATGCACTTTCAGAACTTGCTGTCCATGATCGGTGCAGATGTTGAGAAAATCGACATGGACCGATTCAAGCACATGGCTCGATCGCTGCTCGATCGACGCGATTTTGATGAGATATGGTACTTAAAGACCTATCCTGATGTGCGTGAAGCCGTCCGCAAGAACGTCTACGGTAGCGGGTGGGAGCACTACATTCGAGATGGTTATTTCGACGGACGAGTGCCAAGCTTGGAAGCTTTTGACGCTGATGAATACGTCAGAAAAAACCCCGACGTTGCAGTTTACGTTGCAGGCGGGGACAAGAAAGCAAAGGCCGAAGAACATTTCGTCCACTTCGGCTACAAGGAAGCCAGAGAGCGCACTCCGGAAGAGCGCCATCTTATCGCGACGGGAAAGTCAGGGAACCGTCGAGGGTGGATTAGGCGCTAGGCATTCAGCGCATTGCGCGCCGCGACCAGTTCGGCGATCAGATCGTCAATCTCATCATCGGTCGGGTTGAGCAGCACCGTCGCCCCGTAGTCCCGATAAATCATGGGGTTGCCACCGGCCTTATTGTTCCCGATCGTTATCTGCACAGCGCTGCTCCATGCGTCGGGACGAACGTCCGTCCCGGTCATGGCCGTGGGCGTGGCGCGGGTGCGAATAAGATTGCTGCACTCCACTGTCCGGCCTGAGTAGTCGAAAACCGCGAGGAAGGCGTTCCATGTGTTGGCCTTCGCGCTACCACTCAGCTGCTCGTGCTGCGCAGTCTGCGTCACTTGGCTATCCGCCGCGACGCCGCGCAGATTCGCCGAGACAGTTGACCCGGTAATGTTGACACCAAGAAGAGTAGCGGTGTCGTAGGCGCTGAAATAGACGGCGGTGCCGCTGGGTGAGTTGAGATAAAACAGCCCCCCCACAACAACCTTGTCAACGGTGCCGACGGCGTTGAAAAGGGCTAGAAGGGCCTTGTACCCCTTGGATAGAGACCCGGTATTATCCCAGGCTTGAACCTCAAGGCCAGAGGTATCATCAACAGCCGGAGCGGCGCTGTAATACCCGCTGACTGGCCCAAACAGGCGGTCACTCCTCCCAACGTGTCGCAGCGCAGAAAATCGCCCATCGGTAATCTTTTGACCGAACCCGCGCACGGCAATAGGATGATTGTACCATTTGATAAAATCAACGAATGGTGCGGCATCGTCATCGGACAGGATGACGCCAAGTTCTTCAACGACTTCAACGGTTGCCATTGTGTTTAATCCTATGCTGGGAAGGAAGGAACTTTGAAAGGCCGTTGGTTGACCTTGAAATCGTCGTAATATACGTACTCCGATGCCTCGTTGAAAAACGAGAAGTCAGCCAGTTCGTGTGTGTAGGTCGAACTTAGCCAGACATCCTTGACGCAGGACACAGGGCGATAAACGTCGTTGTTGGTAATGTACTCGGTTATTATCTTTGGATTTCCGAATTCATCCACGCCGAACTCGAATGGGACTTTCACTGGATCAGACCCGCGAAGGTCTAAGACCATGAAGATCGATTGCGTGTCGGTCACGGCTGTCTCGTCCGCCGTCCCGGTCAGCACCGATCCGCCTGTCGGACGAATGACGCAGCAGGCAACCATGCCCTCCCGGAGAACGCACGACATGCCCACATATCCGTTGGTTGATAACTGAGCGGCCCCGGTTACGCAGTACCAGTTGACATCGCTGATAATCGGGCCGGCGTCGTTCATCTCGACTTCGAAATAACCCTTTCGAGCCAAGGTGTAGTCTGCCAATGGAGCTCGGTTGTCGAACCATTCGATGCAGGCCGCGAACTTCGCATCAACGCCTTCCGATGCCGGACGAACCTCCACCCAAGACGTGAGGCGGCATCGCGCGTTCGGATAGGAGGTGCCATAGGGGTTGTTGGCGACCGGATCGTAGATGATGTCGCCAAGCGCCCATGGATCGGGCGGCGTGAAGCCTTCCGCAAAGCAGTCAGCCGTGAAAGGCGTAGATGGGCCGCCCTCGGCATAGGACCACTGCTCGCCGTCGACGGTCTGGAACACCAGCATAAGCTTCTTTTCCAGCGCTGTAGTCGTATCTGCCGGATGGCACTGCCAGAGCAAGGCGTCCGTCTCTGTGCCCGTCATCGGCCAGGACAGCATGTAGGCATTGTTGTCGGCTATGAACGTCCGAGTGTAAGTCAGCCCGTCATCCATGTTCTCGTCGGAACGCGCCACGCCCCAGCCCCGGGTAACAGTCGATCCCTGCCTGATCCATACGCGAATCTTGTCGGGCGTGACGGCTGACCGCCACTGCTGGCCGTAAGAAAGCAGAGTCGTGCCAACCATGGTCTGCGCGCGCTCGCCAAGCTTGATTGGATCGCGGCTGTTAC